AAGCTGAATCCACCAGTCGTTGAAACATTAATTACCTTCATTTGAGGAATGAGGTTATCTGAACCACCAGAATAATTGCCTTCTATATGTAAGAGAGAAGTTGGACTCTCCGTCCCAATGCCGACAGCATCAGCAGAATCATCAAGATAAATATATCCACTAGTTGTAGCTGTACTTCCTATTCTAACATCATTACTATCCTTAATAACTAAAGCAGAATTTCCATCATTAACTACTGCTCCATTAGTAACAAAAGCAAGTGTTCCACTTGAAGGTGCTTGAACATAATTATATCCTGCTCTTCTAAAAAGTAAGTGAGATTCAGCAGAACTTGTTCCAACTCTCGCTGTTCCATTAACATCCAACTTCGCCCCTGGCGCCGTCGTCCCGATGCCGACCTTATCTCCAGAAGTATCTACATAAAGGACATTGGTATCCACAGCCAAGTTACCAGCTAAATTGAGGCCGCCGGTAGAAGCCATAAAGTCTGTTCCGGCATTACCGATATTGGTGATGATGCTGTTTTGCATATCCAGGTTGCCGCCGAAGTTTAGGCTTCCGTTGGTAACGGTTACGCCGCCGATGTATGTGTCGCCTTCGACGTAGAGCTTGTATGAGCCGGGGTCGGTAGTGCCGATACCCACATTGCCAGTTGTATCAATATATATCAGATTTTCTGTCCCGTTAGCACCTAATCCTAGCCCTCTACCAGACTTTCCCAAAATACTAAACCTTGTTGGAGAGGCACCCCATGTTATCTGTCCTTGAGCACCATTCCCAAAAGTCATAGTATCTCCAAAATCAGACGTTCCATCAACTTCTAATTTATAGTTTGGCGCCGTCGTCCCGATGCCGACGTTGCCGCTATCCAATATGACCATCTTAGTCTGAGGCGAACCTGTATTGTCTGTAATAAAATGAAAATCTCCTTTATTAGTTGTTCCTGTATATCTATAAGCGATTCTAGCGTCTGCATTATTACTTCTAAAATCAAGATTAGCATAAGAGTTTGTAGTTGTATTCGAGTTATAAATCAAAAAACCACTTCCTGCAGCTCCACCGCCTAGACCGTTACCAGTTTCAACAGCAGCATCACTACTACTAAATTGGAGTTGTAAGTTTTTATTTGGCGCCGTTGTCCCGATGCCGACGTTGCCGCCACTAACAATAACCATATCAACACTATTATCAGAACCCAAAGCAACAGGATACCTTTGTAAATTAATTAAATTCATTGACCTTGCCCCGCCATATCCCGCTGCAGTGCTACCAGCTAAAAAGAATCCACCTACCAAAGAACTTGAATCATTACCAAACTCTAATACCGCATAATCTGAAGAAGTCATTTCTCTAATATTTATTCTACCGTTATAAACAGATAATTTATCAGTAGGCGCCGTCGTTCCAATACCAACACTATCAGAAGTAGTGGTTAAATATACGTCTGTGCCGTCATCTGTCCAACCAGTAGCTGATTGAGCACCAGTTCTAACAGATTGATAAATTTTAACCTTTTGGTCTCCCTGTGCAAAACATAGAGAGGTTGTAGCAAGAAATATAACTGCATATTTGAGAAATTTTTTCATACTATTTACCTTCTTGAACTATGGCGACAATTGAACCTGCCGCAGTAATACCCCAGATGTCGACATTTGAACTCCATTCACCATAGTATGTATCGTAGGGCTGTAGGGGTGTTCCTATGGTCGCACCAGTAGCAGTTACTGTTGAATCCCCTATATATAAGACAGTAGTGGCATCACTATTTGTAATCAACACATATTCCCTACCAGCCAACGGGGCAGTTGGTAATTTATCTCTGGTGGTATCAACGGTTACACTGGTGGTCTTAATTGAATACTTTAATCCAATAGCACTACCAACAACCAAAAAGAATATTAATAATCCACACAATATTTTTTTCATTAATCACCTATAATAGAATTTAAAAAATCAAGATGTTGTTTTGTAATAGTAGTATCTTTACCTTGTCTTTCTTCAGCTAACAATTTTTCTTTTATATCTTGCCTTTTTTTTCTAACTTTTTCTCCGTTAGATTCTAAAGCCTTGTTTATTCTTTCTGCTTCATCTGCATTGGTCTTAGCCCAATTAGATTCATTCATCGGTCTTAGTAGTTCTCTCTTTAATTTATCTAAATTTGGTTCTTTCCCGCCAAGAAAAGAAACCAAAGAAATTTCCTTGTTCCATCTTAAAAATGAACTGAGTATTTCAAATAATTTATTGGAGTATTCTGTGTGGGAATTGTTGAGTTTTTTATGAATTTCTATTTCAAATCTTTCATACTTTAAATCTAAATCTTCTAATCTTTTGTTATTTGTGGTAAGTAACTTCTCAATAGCACTGTTCAAATCTACCTTAATGCTCTCAATAGCACTGAATAGGTCTGTTTTAATGCTGTCAATCTTTGCTACATACTTTTTGAACATACACTCCTCCTAATCCATAATTAATAATCGTCCAGTAAATAAATCATCAGAAGACGCATTATAAACCTTTACGGTGTATATTCCCATCATAGGCAAGTTTACTTCATCATCTAATATACCCGTTGCTGTTTTCTCACGCCTTACGGTGTCATATATAATATTGTCGTGGTCATCTATAAGTTGTAATTCAAAAGTGGTAACAGATGTATCGTGTGCAGCTAGATAAATCTGATTGCAAATACCACCCTGAATATTAAGAGTATTTGTAGAAAAAGTATTACTCGCAGCTCCCTGGCTATTGATTTCAAATACGTGAATATCCATAAATCTCCTTATCCCAAGAACAACCATCCTGTACAAGCAGTTACTGTCTTAGCACTTAAATGTTCCATCCAAACTCCACCCACATCGATTGATTGTAGATTTGCGTGGGGATGAAGCCCGCCAATATGTTGTATGGCTGTAGACCCATTAATGCTAAGAATAAAAGATGCAGCAGCAGTATCCACTTCATAAATTAAAATTCTTTTGACAAATAAGGGTTTATTATTATTGATTACCCCCTCACTATCTATGTGATATATATTTCCTAAATTTGCAATTAAAGCTCCCATCTTCCTCCTCCTAGGTCATTTCCTGCCATATTCCTGACTTCAGAGTAGGGTAGGCAGACCTATCTTTCCTAGCTCCTGAAGCGTTTCTTTCTCCTTCTCCACCTATATTTTTAGGATGAGGAGCGGGTTCATCAAATTCTGTGGGATGAACCCACCACTTACCATCCTTAATTAGTTCTCGCTTAAAATACTTAAAGCCAGACCTTTCGGATTCCTTAAGAAGATTTTTTCTTTTATCTCTCGGAATTCTTCCCATTAGATTAATCCTAATAGTGTAGGTGAATCAATAAACCAATTAGTTCCATCAAAAGTTGCGTTAATACTTGCACTTGTTGGTATCACTAATGTTCTAGCTGAAGCATTTACAAATGTTCCGTGTGTTCCACCAGAACCACTACAGAAGTGTAAATCTGCTTTTCCTATATTTGCAACCGTTATTTTCTGACCAACCCTGCCATCTGATAATGCTTTAATAACAGTTTTGCCAGCTGAGTTCATTTGAATAAATGATAAACCAGTTGCAGAAAAACCACCAGTAGATGTTCCCCACCAACGTGCATCTCCAGAACCAACCACCGTAGTTATGTCTTGAGCACTATCTGCTTTGGAACGAAATAGTTCATACCAAGATGAGTTGTGATTAACAAATGCTGCAAATTCGTTTGTAGCTATTGGGGATGATGCTTGTTCAACAATATTAGCACCATCAAAATCTACTTCACCTGTTCCTAAATTTCCCAGCAATACAAGTTGTCCTTCACAACCATTGTCAAAATATGATATGGTTAATGAACCAGTGGTATCAGCCCATAGTAAACTATATAAAGATACATCTGGGGTGGTATCACCAAGTCCAATTAAACCAGCTGTTTTGTGTGTAAAATTATCAAATTTTCCTAACGCTAATTGATGAAAGCGACTAGGATTTACTCTGTTTAAATTTCCCATTTTTCCTCCTAAGCGTGGGGTGGGGTAAACTACCCCCACCTTTTCGCACTTAGATTATTGTAACTTGTTGTAATACAAAGACTTATCAGCCTCCGCCAGAATGATATAAATTTCCAGCGTGGGCACATTCAACGCTAAACCTAAAGCTACCCTTAAATTTTGCGTCACCGGTCTCAAAATCACCATCTTTGGCAAAAGAAAGTTTTCTTCTGTCAAAAGCGATGACACCAGACTCTCTATTTGCTGGTTTTGCTACTAATGTAAAAGCATCAGTGTCAGTATAATATGGACTGACAACAAGCTGGAGATTTTTCTCCTTTAATACGTTAATAGCATTATTCGCTGTTTCAGGGTCGTAACCAGATTGTAAAAGCTCTTTTGCCTTCCACGCATTGTTCGGATGAACAATGATGTATTTAGCTTTTAAAATTTGATACCTACCTGATTCGTCTTTTATTGTTTCGAAGTTATCTATACAAGTCTGTAATGCTGTAGCAGATAAATCTGCTGCTGGACTTAATAGATTACTCCACGTTCCACCTGTGATGTAAGTATGGCTTGCTGTTGCTAAAGCCAACGTATCAGCACCAGTATGATTTGTGGTAGATGTTATATTGTTTAACATATCCCAAACCAATAGTGCCTTTGTTTCTCTCGCAGCCCTACCAAGTTCTTCGGTTAAAGACCTCATTGTCGTTGGAATATCAGGATATAAAGAGTCTTCAATTAACTCTTCTGATAACTTAATACCTAACGAATAAGTCTTATGTACGAATTTCTTTGTTGGACCTTGTAGAATTTCATCATAGGTTATTGCATCGCCTTCAGGCTTGTGAGGGAAAATCCCTAATCCACCTGCGTAGGCGCATTCCTCGTATGCTCTCTTTGATGTTCTCGCGCTAACAAAACCACTCCAACTAACTTCTGTAGAAGCGGGACGATAGCCTTGAATCATAAAGGCGAACAAACCAGGAACGACAGCCTTATTAAAAGTTGACCTGTTCATGATTTATTCTCCTTATAATAATTCACCTAATTCAAGATAAGCACCTGCTCTACTGAATTGGTGGTCGTTAATTCTGACAATCCATTTGGCATATGCGCCAAAAGCATTGTCTGGTTTATCCCATAACTTGACTAACTGCAAGTTAAGGTTTGAAAGCGGTGCTGCCATTACTGTAGTTGCTGAACCGATATGTACTGTACTTATACCAGAGATTGTACTACCAGAAGCTGCGGTAACACAAAACGGTACTGTTCCTAACCCGACTGCTGCCTGTGTTAAAGCTGTTCCATCAGTTGTCTCTTGTATTAAAAAGAGTTGTTCTGGTGAATCTGCAATCAACACATTCATATAACCATTAGCATCCACTGATGCTGCTGCTGGATTCGCAGGTGCGTAACCACTTTCTGATACACTCAAAGGAGACCAATCGCCGCCTAAAATGCCGACAACTGAACCCAATAGAGCTTCACCAGCAGTGGTTCCGTCCATAACTGCTAATTCGGCATATCCGCCATTATTTAATGTTGCTGGCTGATACATAAAAACAGGTACGCCCGTTACGTGCTTGTATACTTGTGCTCTGATATAAGGATATATAGGTCGCAATCCACAGAATTTATTTGTGTTTGCCATTTACTTACTCCTTATTTGCTACTTAAAAGTCCTTCCCCTCCGTGTAAACTTGTTCCCCCGTGGGAACATTATCGGAATCGGAAGCACTCTCTGTTGGTTTATAAAAACCTGATTGTCCTTTTGAGAGTTTTTCTTCTCCTTTAGCTAAATGAGCTTTTAAGATGGCTGTTGATTTTTCTCCTGGTGTCCTACGTATTCTTTCTGCCATTTCTAAGGGCATATACATAAGCACCGTGTCTCCTCTTTCAATAGCTCCACTATTGGAAAATAAACGGTCAGGTATGTTTTTAAAACTTAACCTGTTGATAAAAACCCAACCCTTCAAATCTATAGCATCATCAATAGCCCTTTTCTTTTTATTAATCCAACGAAAAGCAACTTTATTTTGATACTGGCGAAGTTCCTGTGGAAGAGATAATCTATGCTCACCAGGAGCATATTGTCTCTCTTTCATAAGTAAAACTTCATCTAGAGTCTTAGGTTGTGATTTTATCCTGTCAGCAATGTAGGCATCATCCTGAGCCATTACTACGTGAAGTTCAGGTTTCTGTTGTTCTACAAAAGGAACAGCTTCTTTATTAATCTTTTCTACATATTCCTCTTTATCCGCAGGTTTGTTATCTGGGATTGTTTCAAACTCTCTCTCTACACGTTTTTTTGGGCTTTCTTCAAGTCCCTCGTCTTTTAACGGATTATTGTTCATAATTCAAGCCCTCCTCCTGCTGTTTTTTTCAGGGTTCTGGCATATTCCTCATAGGAAATGCCGTTTGTATCGCAAAACTCTCTCTGTTCCCGTGAAAGAATTACTTTATTGGATGGGGTTGGTCTTGATGTCCCCAAAGAAGTTGCATTTGCATTAGCTAAACGCTCACGCTCATGATTAACCGCCTTGGTTGTTCTCCCATCAATATCATATCCTTTAACACGGAGTACATCTTCCATTTCCCGCATAACGAGAATTGGACCATCAGGAGATGTTCTCCATCTTGGATTTTTGTTCAATACATCAAACCAGATTTGTGTATGTTCTGAACTAGAGTCATTAAGCTCTGGATATTTAGTAACAACTTTTTGTTCATTTGTTTCTTGAACTTGTTTACGTTCTCTCTCCTGAGCTTCTTTTTGAATCTTTGCTTGGTCGGCTTTATAGATATTTTCTGCTTCTTGTTTTGCAATTTTGCGGAAAGTACCCTGCCAATCACTTTGAACATCTTTGTCAAAATCCTCTGGTTTTGTTTCTTCTACCTTTGGTTGAGAAGTCATTTGTTCCCTTAAATCATCAATTTCTTTCTGTTGTTTAGAGATGATTCTATCTTGAGCATAAACCTTGTTTTTAAAGGAATCCTGTTTTGGTTCCTCTTTGGCTTTTGGCTCAGGCTCTTTCTCTTCCTCTGGCACTACTGGAGTACCTTCTTCCTCTAAAGAAACCTCTACTCCACCATCTTCGATTTCTTTGGTCTCAGGTTGTTTATCCTGGTTTTTCTCTTCCATTTTATTCTCCTTTCCTCAACTTAATAAGTTGGAATCTCCTCTTCGGGGACTATTAACTCCTTGATGTGGTCTTCTAAAATTATTTCTCTATATAAAAACCCGTCAATCCACCTTTGTGTGCCATAAGCTTCATCTAACTTATGTTGACGGAGCTGGACTACTAGTTCCTTGTTCTTTTGTTCTAGCCATTTGCCCGACAGGTCCTGGAAGATTTTCCACCCCTTGTGTTCCTTGAATTCCTTCAGGTCCTTGAGCTGTTCCTGTTTGTAATCCTGGTCCACCTTTTCCTCCTAACTGTTGCATCGCCATCATCTGTTGCATCATCTGCATATGTTCCTGAACGTGAGATTGAGTATATTGCATAATCTGTTCAATCATCTCAGGATTTACCACTGCTAATGTTGGCGATTGTAAGACCTTTTGATGCGTTTGAATGTGCATCATATGGTTTTCTACCATTGTCGGTCTTACCTTTTCAAAATCCCCCTGAAGTATTTTAGTATTTTCTTCTTCGGGAGAATCCAGGTCATTCATATCTGGTTCTGGTCCCAGATATTCTGTTGGTTCAAATCTATGGGATTTAAGTAAATTAGCCGTAGCCCTATAAATTTTAATGGGGTCTGAAGCGACCAAGGGATTTTGCATTAACATCTGATATAAAAATACTGCTAACTGACGTTCTGTATTTTGAGAACCCATAGAAGCGTCTTCAAGTATATAGGCATCTAATTCAGTAGATAATCCTTCTTCTGAAAGTTCATTGCCGTGGAAAATAGGTTCTCCATCTTCACCTAATACCCTGGTTTCTAATCCTGGTGGTATATTCTTTTGGACTTGGTCTAAAATTTTTGTAAGTATCCGAGCACAACCCTCTCTTAATCTCTGAGCAGGTATGGCAAATCTCTGCTCTGAAGCCATAACAATAGCCTGTGTTCTTGTAGCTGTTCCAGAACCACCCACAACCTCTGACTCCTTACCCATTACGTAAGAAGAGGCACCTGTAAGCCTTTCAATAAACTCCAGCACGGTCTTCATTGCAATAAATAATCTTTCTGTGGGTAAGTTAAAATCAGGTAGGTAAACATTCCTTTGTGGGTCAGGAACAGGTATTCCCTTGTTTGGGGCTAAAGTAATATTCTGTGGAACTAAACTTCCCGATGGGTCATAAAAGAATGGTCTAAGCACTCCCAGAGTATTAGCGTCAGTCAACTGATTGAATATAGCGTCTAATTCATCGGCTAAGGGCTTAACCATTTCCAATATGCCTAATCCTTCAAGTTCGTCAGGTCTATCTATAAGGTCGTTAATCTTTGTAAAATCCAATGGTCTCTTGCCATTCTTGGTAATATCTTTAATGGCAACAGCACCTAAATAAATTCTATTGTCAGGGTCTATAAGAATTCTTAAATCTTCTGGAAAACCATCTCTGTCTATATCTATTTTTTTGTAAATCTTTAGGACATCTACTGGTGTATTTCTTAATTTGGCTTCTTTAATAATTTCTAAGTTTTCGTCTGTGGAATCGCTGTATTGGGCATTAAGGCGGTCTTCAATTTTAGACTTTAGTTCTGTGGTGATGTTAACTACTTTTCCGTCTTTCTCCATCTCCTCCAAATCAGAATAAAGATAGCGAAGCTTAATAATAACGGGTTCATCATATATACTTTTTTGGGCTTCTTGGAAATAAATGCTTTTTTGTGGTATAATTTCGCACTTAGTTTTTTCTTCTATCCTAAATTTCTTTTCTTTGTTTACGGATGGTGTCCCGTCCTGTTCAAATAACTGTAATCCAAACTCATCTGTTATGGGAGTTTCTTCGGTTTCTCCCCTGTCGTAGTATTTAATATCCCAACTTATTTCTGTAAGACAATCCCCAAATCCAGTAACTACCTTTGTCCATTTGTCAAAGAAGTTCTTCATACGTATGTGAACACGTATCCACCAATCCATAAACTTATTGATTCGGTCTACCTTTTCTTTGTCGGTTCTTTCACCAGGCATCCAACGCACTAAGTCCTCATTCCAAATAGCAGAAAACATCCTTGAGTGAAGCATCTCTAAAATAGCCATAGCTATTTTCATAGAGCGATTAGAACAATTTCTCCAGGGAACTGATTTTGGTTTTCTATTACCATAAAACATATCTGTGAGTTCGTCTAATTTAGAATCAAAAGTAAATGCTACCCCTTTTGAATCTACTCCATAGTCTCTGGCATTGCGAGCATCCTCTGCCCTTTTGAAGTCGTCAATACAAACTTCTACAAGGAGTTTTTGCATATCTTCTTTTATATCTATTTGGATTGGGTTCATCATTTACTCCTATGCAGTTCCGTTTCTACGTTTAAACTTTGCGGGCGATTTTTCTTTACCACCACCATCTATTTTAGAACCATATTTTTTTGTCCATTTTTTTGCTAACTTCGGTTCATTCATCCATAAGTATCTTCTTTGCTTCTCACTGCGAAATGGGGACATTACGCCTCCTGCTCAATTACGTTAGTCTTCACAATCTTTTCTTCTACTTCTTTTAACTTTTCTCTTAGTTCTTCATCAGAGAGTGCATTATACTGGTTAAACTGTTGGAAGGTTACACTACCACTACCAGCGCCTTCAACTTCTTCTCTGGCTTCCTTAAGGCACTTAAGAGATAGATTAACTTTCTCTCCACCCCTTAGTTCTTGAGAGATAGTATATAACTCATCTGCTCTTTCTAACCTGATTTTCTTCTGTGCTATGGGAACGTCGTTAATTGTCGCTAAAAAGCTGGTTCTTAATTTTTCTATGAGTTCTTTGTTTTCTTTTTTATATTGGCTTATAGAAGAAGGACTTACCTTTATATTATGTTCTTCTTTAATAAGACTGATAATCTCTTTGGGCTTTTTGTATTGAGCCAAAAGATTGCATATATACATCTTGGCATCAGGAACTACAAAAATCCTTTTCTTGTTTTCAGGTTCGTTTGTTTCAAGTTCACCTGTTTCTTGTTTTTTTCCCCACCACATCATTAGTAAATTGCTCCTCTAAAATCTGGTTCATACATCTGTGGTCCATCAAACGTGGGACCATCAGCACCTAAATATCTTATACAATCAGACCCGTGTTTATCTTTTGGTTTTACTTCTTCCTTGGGGTCTCTATCTGTCTGACCCTTCCATTCGTCGTGTTGTAGGTTTCTCATTGAGTGAATAGTCTTTGGGGCAAAACGCCTGTCAAAAAACAATTTAGGTCTATTGTTTATATCTATGGGTCTATCTGCGTTATAGTGCAAGAGGCTCTTAACCCTCATATGACCCGTATCTTTATTGTCGTTAGCCTCTGTAAATACACACTTAAACTTTCTAAGTTCTTCTATAAGAGAAATGTCCATCCCTATCTTCGCTGGTCTTCTGCCAAAGTTTGGGTCTATAAGGCGTTTTCTCATATTCCATCCAAAGTATTTTTCAGTCGCTAAAATATTGGCAGCTAGTTCCTGAGTGGAACAATGTATTATGTTTTCATAAATTACGTAAATATCGTCAGTGCGGTCTATCATCGCCCAAATAATCCAGTGTGGTTGCCTGTCGTGTGGGTCAAGAACACAGATAACTGGATAACCCTGCTCATACTTAAAATCATCAATAAGGTGAACATCGGAAAATTCTTTATATACACGACCCCTTAAATGGAAGAACGCCCCGTGAAGACGAGTTTCCTTTTCATCATCGGTGAGCATATCTTCCCACCTTTGAATGTCCTCTTCATTGAGAATAGCGTTGCCGTGTGTATCAAACTTATTGTCTCTTATGTCAGCAGTAAAGACATCTATGTTTTTACCATCTGCCGAATCAACAATCTCTTCTTTCATCCAGGGCTCCACTAGGGGAGTAAAGGTAAGTAAGGTGTAACCCCCCCTATCTATCAATCCCCTTTGAGTGGCTATATACCTTGCCCTGTTAACTGGTTCATCACCCCAGAACAGGTCTAAATCCTGCCCCTCAAAAGCCATCTGGTCCTGTTCCATTGTGAGAAATTCTATAAACGAGCCGTCTCTCGTAGAGAGTTTAGTTACATAACCTTGTGGAGAACGCTTAATGCGTTTGATTTCTCCTGCGGGTAAATATGCACGTAACTTCGGTTCTATAACTGTATCTATCTTAAAAAACTTATCTGTTGCTATCCTAATTTTAATTGGTCCTTTAAATCTGCGTTCTCTGGGAAACCAATCTGGATATTTTTTGGTAACGTGCCAAGCAACTTCCATCGCCCCCAAAGTCGTTTTTCCTGCCCTATTTCCACCTACGTAACAAATTATTTTTGCTTTTGATTGGTGGGCTTTTACCTGAACCTTGTTGGGTATGTAGAAATCCATACCCCGTTCTTTCTTGCGATTTTCTAATTCTTTTAGGAGCCTTTCTCTTTCTTGAAGTTGTTCGGCGGTGCTTTTTTTCACTTCTTTTCACGTTTGTGTTTTTTAGCTCCAAACTGTAAATCATACTGCCTTTTCTCTTCGGGAGAATATCCCTTCCACGGGGAAGCACCCTTCTTTTTTTTAGCCATATGTCTCCTTAACTTGTAGACAAGTTCCCTTACTTATAACCTATTGAACTTAAGTCATTAATACAATTCTGACATAAACCGTCTTTTACGGCATACCTTGAACAACCCGCCGACTTGCATACTTCCTGAATGGGTTCTTTAGATATCTCAACTACCACCTCTGGTGCTTTTACTACTTTCTCTTTCTTTACTTTCTTTTTAAGTCTCATAATTACCTCCTTGCTTTAATCCTAAATGATGATGCCAAGTTGGGGTTTATAGTGCATATTCTATCTATTAACCTTATAAATAGATTACAAGGGTATGTAGAATATTCACCCTTTACGCTTAATATTTTAAATCCGTGCTTACGGAGTAGTTCTTTAAGGGCACGTGGACAGGTTACTCGTAAGTGCCCACCTAATCTCTCAGTGCCCCAATTAAATGGTTTTCCCACATTATGCCTAAAAGACACTTCATATGTGTGGGGTAAATACCCCGATAATACTAATAGTCTATTAAACCAAGCCAATAGGTTAGGTGTGGATATTTCCAAAATGGTCTTGTCATCCATAACCCGATAGCACTTATCTAAGAAGTCATCTGGGTCTTCCAGGTGTTCTATGAGGTGGTTAACCAAGATTACATCCCACTCAACCCCAGGGAACTCTTCTTTGGTAACATCAAATCCATACCTCTTATCCAGGACTACTATCTTAGCTCCAGGATAAGCCTTTTGAGCTCTAATGCCCAGATTTCCCCCAATATCAAGGATTTTCAAATTTTTCCTCTTCGTCTATAAGTTCTTCTAAATCCATATTTATGTGGTTCTCAAGTATAGAGTTAAGTCCTTTAAGGGTAGCCAAAGACCCCCTATAACGTATAGTATAGTCTTCGGTGTCCTTGGACTTATACTTGTGCCTGACCCCTACAAAGCAAGAGGCGTCAAAGCGCTTAAGTAGTTCCTGTATAAGGGTTTCTGTTTCTATTAGTTCAATATTCATCATAACTTAAAAAATATATTTATTAAGTATTTTATCTTTCTTACTTTAGGGTGGCGACTTGAGCCTTTTCCCTCACAAAATCAATGTCCACCATTTCTAAATGTCCACTAAACAGTAGACATTTACCCTTCCTCACCTTGGGGGGGGGTTGGAAAAATAAGTACCTAAGTGTTTGTACAACATATACTTACTAACTAAATGAGTGTATTGGACAAACTTAACTATATGACTGGGTTGGATATATAATATATAAACCCACCCGAATTTACAATCCAACAGGGTGCCCTATGCCACCCTATACCCTTGTATGAGCCTATAATATTTATTATGTTGAATTATCGTTCGGGACTCGTATGTGTATGAGTAGTATGTGGTTAGGGTGTGCTTACTCTTCAGGTAATATATGTATTGTTCTTAACTTGTACTTATCTACATTTATCTATTGTCTTGTATTATATATAGTATTTAAGACATTTATCGGACATAACGGACATTCTTTCTTTTCTTTCTTCGCCTAATGGTATACTGATATTGAATGGTATATTGATTGGTTTAGTTATAGCTAAACTAGATGACTTATACCCTGAATGTAACAATGTAATAGGTAATCATTATATTATACCCTTTTTCTTTTCTTTTTTCGCTTTTTATGAATTGTTATACCTTAAAGGGTATATTCGGTTTAAAAGACATTTGTTCGGTTTATAGAACATTTACGTGTTTTAATTGTATCAGATTTTGAAGCGATTAAGATACCTAATCGCTTCAGTATCTTAAAGGAGTTTGTAGACTGTTACCTATATATATATCTACTCCCTTTCTTTCTTTTCTTCAGCTTACCTTGTATCAGTATTTAGGAAAGCTAGTATTTTTTTTCATTTTTTTCCTTCAACCTCAAACAAAGATAAAAATCTAAAAATCTTCCAGTAGTTTCTTATCTGCTGGCTGACTCCACTTGGGTTTAATTTTAAGGACTCGAAGGTCGCCGTTCAAATAGAATCCACCCCAAGCGTGAATCAGCCGATGACAATTACAACAAAGCAACATACATTTATAGAGTTCCTGCTTTGCCTTTTCAAATCCTTTTTTAGTTTGTGCATATTGTGCAATATTCTTTTCTTTTAATTTTGGGTTTAAGTGGTGAAAATCATAACAACACGTAGGATATACTCCACCACATAAAGCACACCTATTGCCCTTGAGTTCAACAAGAGCATCTTTATGTTTGCGTTGGGCGTTATAACGCCTCTTTGCTTCTTTCTCATTCATAGCGACCTTCCTTTTTTGTTTATTCGTACGCTAAAAGGATAACATATAGACCCCCCCATATTTGGGAAATTCAAACTTTTTTTTTAAATGTGTTGTAAGTCGTTGGTATATATAGCAAAAAAAAGAAGATAAAACTTGACAAGTTATATAAATATGTTAAACTTAGAGTATGAAAGATAAATCTAACCAGAAAGGAGCAAACAATGACTAAGGTAATCAAAGAAATAGAAAAGCAATTAGATGACAGGGTAGTTTCATATTCAACAGATGATTTGAGATTTATTCGTTTTAAGACTTCTAATCGTACTTGGTGGGCAAAATTGACAAAGACAGGAAAACTCAAAAAGTACTCAATAAGAATTGATGTATATAATTAGGTTAACCCAATATAAACAAAGGGGGAAAGAATGAAACTGAAAGAACGGATTGAGGGGATAATTAGAGAGAATACTAAATATGCTCTTATTTCTGGAGAGTGTCTTGGTGTTGATGAATCCCAAGCCACCACCGACATACTCAAGGCGTTTGGGGAGAGTTTGTCGAAGAAGAAAGACCCATATCCATTTCCAAACAAAGAATCTTTAATAAACTATAAAAATAATTATTATCAGTCTAGGTATGATGAAGGCTACAACCAAGCCATAGATGATATTAATGAGGAGATGTTTGAAAAGGAGCAACTATGAAATGGTACTGGATACCTATTACAGCATTGACTATCTTAATCGGCTCCTGTTTAATAGCTAATGCAGAACAGTTTACGGTTGATGAGGTAGTCAGGGCAATCGGCAGGGTTGAAAACAGCGAGAAATACCCCTATGGAATTAAAAGCATAGACGCAAGGGGTAAAAAAGAGGTTGCTCGTAAGATATGCAGACAATCAGTTATAAATGCTTATAAACGTTGGGATAAACAGGGCGACTTTTTGGAGAGTATGGGCCAGCGATACTGTCCGCCCAACTGGAAGAGATGGAGTGAAATGGTCAAGTATTGGCTTGTTAGATACAGAAAGGAGGATTAAAAATGGAAAAGGCTTTCTTTATAGCGGTTACCTTAATTATAATAGTGATATTTATAACAAGATAGAAAGGAGTGAAAATGGAAAAAACTGGATATGAAATAGTTAAAGAATTAGACAAAAACAAACACTACAAGCTGGCCTGTGGCCACAATAATGTAGGCCTTATGCCTGTGTGGCCATTTGAATTCGTTTGTTTGGAATGTGGTTTTAAAACTATGAGAGTAGAAATACAGAAAGGAGAAGGGGCTGTGGGAATATGGAAGCAGAGTATATATTTAAAGTCGCCAAATCAATCCACAACCTAATCATAGAGAAGATGTTTGGAGGGAAAAATGAAGTGTAAAAATTGTTTTAACTGCAAAATGCGCATAAAAAAAAGAAAGAAAGACCTCAAAGGTGTTAGATATGGTGCTACTATGTTCGCTCCCAAGACCAAAGCACAAGGATTGGTCAAGCTGTTCTGTGCTAAGGGACTATGGACAGACAACAAGGGCAACGAAAAGGTATTCAAGACCATAAGAGAGCTTGATAATGACTTTTTTAAGGAGTTTGACAACTGCCCCTATTATGAGGGCGAGGGAAATAGAGAAGAAAATACTCCAATGGTCAATGAGATTAACAGAAATATCAAGATTTTAAGAGACAGATTAACGAGGGGGTGAGAAGGGGGGAATAAAATGAGAAATTTATCGATAACACAAAAAATAGCAATTCAAATACTTGAAAGCATAGCTGAATATATGGGTGATGAAGATATGTTTGATTGTAAAGATGGCGATACAAAATGGTATGACCTCGAAGATATGATAACAAGGATTATAGAAGATAAATAAGGGGGTGAGATATGCTATGTGAAATGTGTTTTAGACCCATTGAAAGTAGCGTATGTTTACAGATGTATATTTGCCAAGAGTGTTCAGACTGGTTAGAAGAGAAAGCAAATAGGGTTAGAGAGGAGGCAGAAGATGACCAAAATCACAGTAGATACTTGGGGAGAAAAGTTTGCCATAACGATAGACAAGACACAAGAAGATATTTGTTGGGTGGAGATTGATTGCGGGGATAAATTATATCAAGGCTTTATAGCTTCAAAGGAGAGAATAGATATTCCCAAAGGCGAGTCATATAATATTTAATTCCTGTTGAGGTGTAAACATAAGGAAAGAGTTCTGTATCAGTTAGGACTCTTTCTTTTTGTATTTTATTTCGCTTTTTAAGGATATGTGGCAGGTTAACTATATTATACCAAAGCCCTTGAAATATCCAAAACGCCTTTTTAGGCGACTTAAACAGAAATAAGACGCCTGTAAATGCCCATAGGCAAAAGTTAATGAGTGCGATAGGCATATACCATAGCCCTAAATTCTTGATTAACATAGTAATATAGTTTTTACAGCCGTGATAGTAAATGTATTCGGGATTATAATAAGACTTGTCTTTGCTTTCGGCGCAGTGAATAGCAGTGGCAAAAGGTAGTTGCATTACTTTATAACCTGCTAACCACACACGCCAAGACAGGTCTGTTTCTTCTCCATAGATAACAAAGTCCTCATCAAAGCCACCTATATCATCAAAGAGTTTCTTTCTAATCATACAGCAAGCACCCTTACCACTTAATATGGGTGTGGGGTAGGCGGGACGCTTTGTGTTCTCAATCAAGAAACCAGTCCAGTTTAAATATACTCCGATAGAATCTAATGTTTCATCTGTGCGAAAAAGAGTGGCAAATACCATACCTACGTCATTGTGCCAGTCTAAATACCTCTGCATATTTTTTATACAAAGAATACAAAGAGTTACATCATCATCTAAAAAGCAGATATAATCGCCCATAGACAACTTAACGCCCTTGTTTCTCTTGTGGGTGGGTTCGTTTAATGGAGTATATACAGACCTTACATTAGGGAAGATGGTGGGTGTAGAGGAACAGACAATCTTTTCTACTCTTTCATCTCTGAGTGAATGTAGGCAATCATAAATAAGCCTGCCTGTATGGTGGGGGATAACAACAGAAACATAACTCATTCTATCTCCTCTATAATTTCTTGTAGGACATCATTCTTATAGGCATTAACATCTATATTTTCATATTCAACATTACAATCAATTAACTTCTTCTCTTCTACGTCCTCCCTAAATGCCTTGAGTATGTCGGTGGTAGCTTGGTCTACTGTATAATCTTCTAGATAATCATAATTTGACTCAGCTTCAACCATAATAGATTCTCTTAACTTTTGTGCTATCTCCTCAATCCGTTCTTTTAGATTCATCTTTTCCCCTTTCTGTGTTGGGCTATGGCGTGGGAACATTTATTTACACATTGTTTTATTGTGTTTTTTAAAACTAACTGAGTAATACCATGTTCGCTTAAGCTATATTCAAATATAGAAGCACAAGCCTGTGTAATCGGTATCCTAATTTCTTTTGCCATCTTCCCTTCATCCACCTCAATTTTAGATTTCTTAACCCATTCTTCACCATTAATGAATAGCTCTGTAATATTGTTATTCAAGGTTTTGTAGGCAAGATGTTTACAAGGTAAAACTCTGGTATCTGATTTTTTGGTGCAGTCTTTCTCAAACTTATCCAACTCATCACATTTATCAGCCAGTATTGCATTGTTAATTCTTTGTTGCTCTATTAGGATTTCTTTCTTGATGTAGCCAGCAGAGATTTGTTTGGCAAGTTCTTTAGCATATTTAGTATTCTTCCCTGCTTGTCTTGCTGATTGATTCTCCAATACAAAAGTTCCTATTAACTCCTCCAACCCTTTATCCTCTGTAGGTTTGATGTAGCCCTCTTCTTCTATCGCCTTGAGAATATCAGTGATTAGTTCTGGTATTTTTTGCTTACATATTACTTGCCTATGAGATTCATTGGGTTCATTGTCGTGTGCAAAGGTAACTGTGTGTAAATAATTCCAAGCTATCTCCTCAATCCGTTCTTTTAGGGTCATCTTGGGTCTCCTTTAAATAATTTATTGATTGCTACCGCAATATCATACATTTTATCTATAGCTAACCTACAACAACCACAAATAATACAGGGCGACAATAAAGAAGAAGAACCCAATCCCATTTCACCTGTTTTTATTTTTATATAACGACAACCTTCACAAGTTTTCTTCATCTCTCCTCCATTATATTTTTGGTGGTGGAGATGTCGTTTGTTGTTCCAGCCGTTCAACAAATCTTAAGATTATAGTCCTTTCCGCCTATGCACTTTGAATACGTCTGGCGAATACACTCGGCGACATCCCCTGATTATCAATTTGACTCCTTGATGTTCTTCTTGGATAGGTTGTGGCATTGGTTGAATTTATAATTATAAACTTTATTATATTCTTCTTCGCTTAAAGATTTGTTACAAGTATAACAAAATTCATCTTGAATATAGTGGGTTTGATGTTCTCCACAATCTTTCTTCTCCACCAATTTACTTATAGCCCAGTCTTTGATTTGTTGGATAGCTTGGTCAAGTGATAATTGTTCAATAGTTTTACATTGTTTATATATTAATTCTTCTAATATATCATCTAATCTCAACTCTTTCTCGGGTTTCATCTTACTCCCTTCTTCCTCATCTTCGTTCAATTCTTTAAGTGCAGATTGTATTTGTTCTTTGACTATTTGAAGAAGTGGTAATCCAATTCTTTTAATATTATGACAATTTATCTCTGCATTTTCTAAATATTCTATTGCTTTTATTATGTTCATCTCTCCTCCTTGATGTTCTTGCTGGATAGATAGTGGCATTGTCTATGACCATATTTTATAAAATCATTATCTCTTTTATTCCAATCAGCTGGCAAACTAGAAACATCTATAAAATTACCCTTCTTCTCCAACTTACTCACAGCCCAGTCTTTGATTTCTGTAATAAGTTGGTTTAATTCTCTTTTATAATGATTATGATTTTTAGTATCTTTATAAGTCCAATCAACAAGACGACCTCTTGTTTCTATTATCTCTCTCAACTCTTTCTCGGGTTTCATCTTACTCCTTTCAAATGCTCAACACACTCCAAAGCGCACTTAATAGTATCACAAGTATCTAATATAACTATTGGAATACTAGCTATATAATGGAAGTAGTCATATTCCTTTGATAACTTCCTTAACATCTTCTTATCCCCTATTGCTAATATATCATAGTCATTATACTTTGTAGGATGTATTACATAGAATATTCTAGGCTTCTTCATCATATTTGTCCCTCATAATATTCTCTATAGATTTTGGAGTAAATGTCAACCATATCATTATAGTTTTAAATGTCTCAGCCCAGTCCCAAATATCACTATCATAATGTAATTGTTGAGACATCTTTGTTCCGTCGCTATTCTCTACTGTAATAGTTATAAACTTATTTTCCATTTATCCCTCACTTTTCTATCTCCTTGAGTTTCTCCTCTATTGCTTGTTTGATAATCTTGCTACACCCACCCACCCCACACTCTTCTATGGGCAAGTTATCTCTTTTTTGCCTCATTATAACAGCAGGACAGGGGTCGTTATCATCAAGTATCTGTAATAGGTATTTAACATCTATATTGCACTCTAATAAAAAGGTCAATAACCTGCCTATTAACTGAAGATTATATGTGCAACCACCTTTCTTAGTGATAAGCATTATTTCGCTTATCTCAGCATCATCTACATTAACCTGAACCCTTAACTTACCAGAACAATTATACTTCTCAAATCTCTTTATTCTTCTCTTGGGTCCTTCTTTTGTCATCTTTTATCCTCATTCGTTGTTCTTCATCAATACATATACAACACCACCTTGAAGTGCCGTGTTTATATACGTGTCTTGTTTCTTTACAAAGGTCGCAATCTCTTATTGTGTAATCTTCCATACAACTCCTTCTGTATTTCTTCTAATTCCAATATTGTCCATTTTTTAACCCTTCGAGATTCTTCTACTAATACCCCAACTCGATTTAAACCATATTTTTTAATAAGATTAAGTGTGTATATAGCCAAATTCCCGTGGCGAAACTTGTTACAACTAACACATTGACAATTTATATTCATTTCATTAAAGTCTAAACGCTTGTGTATATAGTGTCCTGCGTGTTGTTCTTTCCAGGGCTTTCTATCGCCACAGGTAAAACACACACCCTTATCTCTACGCCTGACATACTCACTCATTAATTTCCATACTTTTTTGTGTAGGGTTTTAGTGCTTTTGTGTTTTATTCTTGGTTTTCTTTTTGAAGATTTTTTCATAGTTTTTGTCAAATCTTTCTTTATTTACCTTTCTGTATCTTGAACCCTTACTCATAGGGTTCATATCGTGAAGTTTTTTGAAGTTTATACCACCACACCCAATCCCCCTTACGTTTAATGTCTACTATTTTATAACCAAAAGCACTACACAGACTTTCTATCTCTCCCCAATGATAACTTCTAACTATGTGGTCTTCTGTTGATACTAACTTATTGTTTTTATGTATGGTAATTTTAAACCTTAAATAAGGGGCATAATCAACGGCGAGGGGAGTTACGGTTCTTCTTATATCTCCAAAGGTTGTTTCTTTAATGGTGGGGGGCTGAATTAGTGTTGTTCCACAATCCCAACAATCAAATATAAAATATCCGTCCTCTTTTAAGGGCAACTTATCCATATAATAGATAAGGTCAGCATAACCCACTACATTAAACATAGCAAAGACAGCATCTACTTTGGGTAATTCAGAATAATCAAATGTTCTTATATCACCTATAAGGAAGGTAGGAGAAAAGGGTTTTACTTCGCTAATCATATCAAGAGATTTTTCAATAATGGTAACCTTGGATTTATTCCAATACTGGGCGTGTCTACCTGTTCCACCACCCAGTTCCAAAATGGAACGAGGTTGATTAGCCCACTTATAAACCATATCTGCTTCTTTTTTATAGTTTTTATTTTTATAAATTTTGTTATAAAACTGAGCATATTTTCCGAAGTTCATAAATAAGCCTTTCTAATTATCTTTTTTTGTAAGAGTTTCTCTTTCCAGATAGGAGATATGTTCCCTGTATTTCTCCAGCGAGATATAGTCATTGGGGAAGTGTGGAGTTTGTCTGCTAAACCCTTTATAGTTCTCCTAATGGGACGGATAAAACCTCTTTCATCTATTTTATAACCTTCCCAACGAGCCAAATAGTTGTTGAGCTCGGCTTTCCAGCGTATACTTTCTATTCTTTTATTCATTAAACATTGGCAAGGTAGGAGAGTTTGTATTCTTCTCTATTTGTTTTAGGGTTTCCAGTATATTACTAAGTAATATCTGTGTCCCTGTGTTTACAGGTGTTGGTTTAAGTTGGTGTGCAGGTTGTCTGGGGGTGGGTTTCCAAAATCCTGCTCCACATTCCCATTTACCATCTGTTCCTTTTGTCTTATTGGAACACTTATAATCGGGGTGTTTTGGTTCTTTTTTAAATGGATTGACTTCTGTAGGTTGCCCACAAATAGGACAAAGTGTTTCGTCGGGTATAAAATCCATCTCTTTTATTTTACCTTCTACATAATAATTTACTCTCATATTTTCCTCCTTATAGTCCTGTTCCTAAGTTTCTAATCTCTGTTTCTTTATATCTTAGTAGTGCCTTACAACCCTGGAACTCTCTCTCTTTTTGGTTCATTTCTTTTATCTTTAGTTCCAGTGTTGTTTTTACATCTATCAGTTTTAAACGGGTTGGTTCACACCTTTCTACTATCTTGTCATTAAGGGTGGTTACTGTGGATTTGGGGTCTATGGCTTGTTCCTTAAGGCGTTCTCTGGACACCATTAGGTTATACTGACCACTTATTATCTCAAGGTCTTTTCGTAAATAAATACCTTCTTCTTCTATTCTTCCTATCTCTGCTGGTAGTAATTCAATCTGTGTTTGTAGCGTGATTACATCAATCATTTTCTCTCCTTTGTATATGTGCAAAACAATTGTGTCCATCATCTTTATAAACATCAACCTTGCCACAAACAGGACATACTTGTATTACACTATTAAGTGGTTTTAAATCTTTTTTAGTCTTTGGTTTATTTGTCATCTCCTACTCCCTCTTGGTTAAACGCCGAATTTATCCTTGAATGCTTTTCGCTTCTGCATAAACATAGAATAGTATTTATCTATATCATCACTTATCAATGGGTCTTGTTTAGATTTGGGGTTACAGGGTATAATCACTAACCTTTTTATGTCTGGTAGGCACTTACTATAAGCCGCTAACTGCATAAAGGCTTTGTCCTGACCACCCCTTAACATACTGCCACTCTTAAGGTCAAACACACACTTAACCCCACCATATAAGCCGTCAGCGTCATATGTCCCTGCATACCTATCAGTTAAGCTAAAGACTTCTTGTTCTGACTTACCAAAGATAAACTGCTCATCATATTTAATCCACTCCATTACATAATCATCTATATTTAGGTTATTAGCGATTAGCTGGTCTTTCTCTAATGAAGTTATGTCTACTTTTATATCTCCTGTTTTGATATATTTAGAAAAAGCCCTGTGTAAAATATCCCCTATCGTTCCAAAGACAGGATTACCCGTGTAGGGTTCGGGTGAAATTACGGTGGTAACAGAAGGTAGTTTAATTCCATCTTTCTCATAGAAGCGAAGATGTTTCATATCTTCAAGAAGTTTTACCAGTTTAATTTCTTTGACATTGTTGGCAAGGTGCTTATCAACCATTGCCTTCATCCTTATAAATTCTTGCCCTATATCAATAGTGCCCTCGGTTTCAATAACTAACTTTAGATTATACATTGGTCCTAAATTTTCATAGTTGCCTACATTGACAGTAGCTTTGTTCCCATAATTAAGTTCATAGGTCTTTTTCATTTTATCTTTCTTCCTTTCCATTCTTCTTTCTCATTGAGTATTTCGGTAACTTTAATGCTCCGGTAATCTGTTAAACTTTTTAGACTACCCAAAAAATCATTGACTAAACCTCTTTGGAAAATATTTTCTTCATCATATTCTACCTGAAACTTTAATATCTTTTCCATCTTTTCCCCTTTCTGCTTCAAACAATTTTAAACCCAGGTTTATTCTATCTAAAATGGGATAGCCCCAGTCAATAAAATCTTTATCTTCCACACAAGCCTTAATACACTCTTTTAAAAGTTCAAAGTTTTTTATCTTTGCTTTTATAATATTTCTCATATTCATCAAATCCTACTTTAGATAATTTCTTAAATATGGGTATAATCTTTTTATTATATCTTTTTTTGATTGTATCCCAACAAAACCTATGTATTACTATTTGTCCGATTATTACCCATTCTCTTGAAGTGAATGTTTCTAATTTTTGTCGTTTAATCAATTCAAAACAAATGTCGTGGGACATATAGTAATTTTTAGCACCCACAAGGTTAACACTCACAAGGTCAGCACCCATAAGGTTAGCACCCCTAAGGTCAGCACCCACAAGGTTAGCACTCCCAAGGTTAGCACTCACAAGGTTAGCACTCCCAAGGTTAGCACCCATAAGGTTAGCACCCCAAAGGTCAGCACCCATAAGGTTAGCACCCCAAAGGTCAGCACCCACAAGGTTAGCACTCCCAAGGTTAGCACTCACAAGGTTAGCACTCCCAAGGTTAGCACCCACAAGGTTAGTACTCCAAAGGTCAGCACCCATAAGGTTAGCATCCCTATTTTTTTCTAAACAATCTTTAATACTTTCATATTCACCACATAAAAGAATTTTATTATCCCAACGATTTTTGATTTCTATTTTCATCTCTCACTCTCCTTCTTTTAAAAGTTTAAAGTTATTTCTCACGGCAATAACCCCTTTCTTCCTATTACGTCTAGGTCATAATAGTGTTCATCATTTGTATCATAGTTTATGTTTTCTACGGTTTCAGAACTACCAACCAGTTTTCCTTTTTCATCATAGTAATAAGTCCAATAAGCATATGCGTTTGGAACCAACAACATCAATGCTAATAAAATTATAATTATCTTCTTTATTTCCATATCTTTACTCTATTTTTCTTTTGACGAGCAATTTTCCAAAAAGCTGATTGCTCAATCTTCTCATACTCAGCCAAAGCTGATTGCCTAATCTTCTCATACTCAGCCAAAGCTGATTGCTCAATCTTCTCATAC